TGGAAAGGGCGATTGCTGGATTTGTTCTAGAGAGTCTTACACACCTATAAGGGCTAGAGTAGTCTATGCTAAAGAAGTTGTTGGTGGGCTTGGGGATTGTAAAAGTTCAATGAACTCGAGTCAGCTCTTAACACGACGTAATGCTTACTCAGAATTAGGCAATGCACGAGATGCTGAAAATTCTTGTTGGAGTCCACAAGACTCAAACCATCTAAAAGAAGCATTGGAGGCTAAGAGAATTGCTGCAGAATGTAATACCTATTTAGGCGCGCTTGGGCAATAGTATGAATAAAGACAATTTATTACAGCTAATTGAGCAAGAGTTTAAAGATGTTACTTTAGGTGATAATTATACTCTTGCCGAAGAAGATTATGCGGATACAAGTTATTGGTATTTTGATAAACAACATCCAGACTCTAATTTAACAGCAGAGGAATGGGGGAGCCAGGAGCTTGGTTTTTTTGAAACATGTGGGTGGCTTGCAGCAGATCAGGAAGAGGCTATTCAAGCAATCAAAGAAAAAAGGAAGATGGCTAATAGATTTAGCGACCCTTTAGAAATACCTTCATTATATCTAAATATGCACTTTACAGGTTTCAGTTACTTAACCCCTCAGGCATATTTATTTTATACTCCTGCGATTATGAAGCATTATTTAAATGAACCAGATTCTTTGTATAGTAATAGCTTCACATGGTGGCTTAATCGATTAATAAGAGCTAATAGTCCTGATTCGATTAAAGCATTATTAGAATACTTTGATGTACAACAAGTTGATGTACTTGAAAAATTCTTATTGTATGTTTTCAAATCAAGTACTGAATACAAAGATGTCAATATCGCTTTAGATAATCTAAGGCATATAAAAAAATTGTAGATACTTAACCAGTAAGAATAAAAAGTACCCTAGGGTGCTTTTTAAAATTGGTTTAACTACCCAGCTTGGTAATTATATTTAATTTAAAAAGAACTACCCACTCTCGAGTGGGTTTTTTATTACCTAAAGGAAAGTTATGTACAAGTTAAAGCTAAATCCTCAAACAAATGGCTATGGCGTAACACCGGGTGATGATGTAAAGCGTCAGCAAATGGATGGAGGGCGAGGACGCTATTACATCGATGTAAAACGTAATAGCCATATTGTCGATGTGAACTGGAATTTAAGTAAAACCGATTTCAATAAAATGATGGCGTTTTGGCGTGTTTACCAAAACAAGCCAGCTTCATTTTATGCAGATCTGGTCATTGACCAGGGAACGCGCCAGCAATACCAATGTAACTTCATTCCCAACTCGTTTAAGACCAATGAAGTAAACGGAAACCTTTACCGGGTAACAGCTCAATTAGAGGTTATCCAAAGTCAACCTAACGCTACTGCTGATCAAGCCCTTATTATTGATTGGGTGGTGTAATGGATAACGAATACGCCAAGTTCTTTCTCAATCGTAAAGTCGATATCTATCAACTGGAGTGTATTGAGTTATCACACCCATCTTTTCTAAATACTTATCGTGTTGTTCGTAATGATGATCGAGGTGTCTATGTACAGCACAAAGAAGGGTCAGGCCAGTTCTATTATGAATATTTACCATTAACGATTCAAAGATCCGGAATGTTAGGTGATCTGGATCAGACTTTAACTATCTCAGTATCTGGTCTAGGCGATATATTGCCGGATGAGTTTGAGCGAGTCTTAGAAGGCCAATTTGCAGATGTTAAACCTACCGTGAATTATCGGCTCTATAGTTCAGATAACTTGAATACACCAATCCATTATTTGCTAGGCCTTCAACTTGCGGGTGTTTCAATGAACCATAAAGCTGTGACATTCAAGGCTGAATCACCACGGTTAAATACCTCTAAAACTGGTGATATTTTCTCACTGGATCGGTTTAGTGGACTGCAGGGGGCTGTATGAAAAGTCATGATCATTTACTTGATAAGCAATACGACGAAGAACACTACAACTGTGTTCACTTTGCACATGAAGCCGCTCTAGATCTATATGGAGTAGACCGGAGTGAAGCTTTGGATTTGTTCATGAAACCTAAAGGCCATATCGAGTTTAAAGCCTCACGATTAAAACTCTTAAATCCGCTGCCCATACCCAAGGAGGGCTGCATAGTCGCCTTCCATCCAAGACAAAGAAATAAGCCCCCGCATGTGGGGCTTTTTCGTGGGCAGAAGGTTTTACACCTGATGGAGAGCGGCGTTACTTATTTGTCTGAAGACGTCATTAAAGCAATGGGGTTTAGTCGGGTCAGTTACTATGATTAAGATTATTTATAAACAGGATCCTTTATCTGAAGAGAAGACAATTGAACAAGCTGAAACTATCGGGCAGTGGCTTACTTCAAAATATGAATACTTACCTGAACATGTCCGTATTTTTCATACATCAAGCAATATGGATCATGCGGAGATCTCTTTTGCCAATGAAGTTACTCCTAAGAATGCTCACGACTTAAAGCAGCTTGATTTCTTGCCGGGTACTTTCATTGTGATTGAAAACCCGAAAGGGATGCCTGCGCTTATTGCTGCTATCGTTTCTATTGTTTTAAGTGTGGCGATCGCATTTCTAATGCCCGCGCCGTCAATTGCCCAAACTACTCAGAATAACAATCAATCCTCATCTGCAAATAACGAACTTTCAAATCGCGAAAACAAAATGCGGGTGAATGGCCGTATTGCTGATATTTACGGGGCTGCTTGGGATACGCCTGACTTAATTGCAGTTCCTTACAAAGTCTATGAAAACAATGTTGAAGTTGAACATCTTGTTGGTTGTATTGGGCGTGGTCACTATCATATTAAAGGCGCTTACGATGGTGAAACCAATATTGTTGATATTGCAGGTGCATCGGTCGAGGTCTTTCGACCAGGTGTAGATATTGTTTCAGGACAACCATATTTTTCGCTTGGTAGCGAAATTACTACGCCACCTTTAACTGTTCAGCATCAAAACTCGGTGAATGGCCAGATCTTGCGACCAGCCGATACTCAAAGTCTAGAGGGCACAAATTATCTTCATTTTGCTTATCCAAACGAGATACTTCGAGCAGCTGCTAACAATACCGATTTAACGACTAAATTTGTCAGCAATGACCGAGTTGAAATCACGAATGCTTCTTTTACTTATAACGGGCAAATATACGATTTAAACGGTACTTACAGCGTTTTATCCGTTGCTGATGACCGGATGGCATTATCAAATCCAGCAGCAGTAAACCCGAACTGGTTAAAGCTAAAAGAACTCACTAACCAGCAAACAACTGCTGCATCTCCAAAGCTTTCATCCATCGGTGAAAAATGGATTGGTCCATTTATTCTGGATAACCTTGAACGTAGTCGTGTCATCTTTAACTTTGTGGCCAACAATGGACTTTATACCGTTTCTTCAGGGGGAAATCAGGCAGCTGTAAACGTGACAATTGAAGTTGAAGTAACTCCAGTTAATGAGTCTGGCACAGCTATTGGCAATCCAATGCTAAAACAGATCATTCTCAAAGGCTCTGCGAAATCACGCCAGACGGTTGGTGCAACGCTGGATATGGTCACATTTCAGGGGCGCTGTAGCGTACGTGCTCGACGATTAACGCCAACCCCAGCAGTGACAACTGTAGTTGATGAAGTGAAGTGGCAAGCGCTATACGGTGCATTTCCATTGCAAAGCACGATGTATGAACATGAAACGGTTTTTCGTGCACGTACATATGCAACGACTGGAGCTTTATCTGTTAAGTCGCGCAAGATCAATTTTGATCTTCAGCGGATGTTGCCAACCTATAAAAATGGAGCAATGACGACAGAGTTATTTCCAACTTCAAGCTTTGCAGATGCACTGGTTTCAATGGCGCTCGATGACAAGATTGGCCGCCGTACGGTCGATGAGATTGATATTGAAAACATCTATCGTACTTATAACGATATTGTCGATTACTTTGGTACACCCTTAGCAGCCGAGTTCTGTACAACCATTGATGACACTAATCTTTCATTTGAAGAACTGGTCACTAACCTTTGTGATGCTGTCTTTTGTACAGCATATCGTCAGAACAATAAGCTAAAGATCTACTTTGAACGGCCAACAGATAACTCTGTATTGCTGTTTAACTTCAGGAATATCATTCCGGATAGTTATAAGCATGATCTTACGCTTGGCATGATGGATGACTATGATGGGTTGATCTATGAATATACAGATCCGGCCGATGATAGCCGTATCAATATCTATTTGCCGGATAAAGGAGCCAAGAACCCTAAAGAGGTGAAATCGGTAGGTGTGCGTAACAAATGGCAAGCCCGTTTTAATGCGTACCGGCTCTGGAACAAGCTCCGCTTCCAGCGCAAATCCATCACATTTGATGCAGCACCAGAATCGGAATTACTGGTCTTACGTGATCGTATTGCTGTAGCAGATTATCGGAATGGTATCCATCAAAGTGGTGATGTGGTGAAACAAGAGGGTTTAATTCTTACATTAAGCCATGATGTCGATTTTATTGCTGGCAAGAGCTACGTGATTTATTTGCAAATGGGAGATGGTACCGTTGATCTACTTCCTATTACTGCCGGATCTGCTAAGAACAAAGTAGTTTTAGGGCGCTTGCCCAACGGGGCATTAAAGTTAAGTCCTGATGATTTTGTTAATACGATCTATACAGTTGTTAATGATGATACAAAGGACTCCTTACCTTATCTTGTCGCTAAGAAAGATCCGGTTGATAAGTTTTCAAATACCATTACGGCAGTAAATTACGATGTTCGGTATTACCTCAACGATAAAGACTTTATTGACGTGCCAGTTGATGATTCTCCGATTTACATTCGATACGACCAGCTAGATATTAATTTGGCTCGCTTATATCAGATGCAAAGAGGTGATTTGCCAACCTCTGGAGAAATTAGTTTTATTGTTGAAGCTGGTGCTTTGGTTTCGAGTTCCAGTTCACTTCGGCCAGAAACACGAATGGTTTATAAATTCGACCATAATTCTAGTCCAGCAAAACAGGAATTTATTGTTCCAGCAGCTCCTGAATTTCCAGCCATTGATACAGGAGAGTTTCCTCCTGGTCTTACTGTAAATCTTACGATTAAAGGTTCAGTGGTTGGGCGTGGAGGTGATGGAGGTTTGCCCCATCTCGCATTTGGTGCATGGTCTAGTGATCCGGATTACAACTTTACCAAAACTCGCCGTGATGGGTTCCAAGGCGCACCTGGTTTATTGAATCGTCACAGCAAATTGAACCTGATTGTTGATGGTGGAACTTTAGCTCGAGGCGGCTCAGGAGGTGGTGCTACTCCAAGTGGTATCTACACAGAACTTGGCTATGGAGTGCAAGGTGTTCCTGGCGGAGCGGGCGCACCTTTTGGACGGGTTATGACTGGTCAGCCAATTTACAATGATACTCAGGACTGGCGTTGGTACTTTACTGGCTATTTTATGATGGATAAGGTTACTGATGCAGAAGCTTTAGTATCTGGTAAAGGATACCGAACTCAAAACGACCGCTATGGATCTCCTTTATCCGGTGATGGTGGTGGTTGGGGGCAACGTGGTACCAAGTCTACGAATGATGGAATTTGGAACTGGAATTACAACGGCACAACTGAAGGTCAACCGGGACCGGGTGGTACCGCAATTGCAGGAATAGCACCCCTTACAACTAAATTGATTAATGGAGGAAAAATCTTACAAACTGTTTAACGTTATAAGCACTCTTGAAGGGTGCTTTTTTATTTATTAAAACTTTTAAAGGAACAAAAATGGCTACAGTAAATGCAACAGATGTAATTGATGGTGATAAAAACCAACATGAAATTAATAATAGTTTAGAGTTTAAAAAATGTACTTTGGAAGACAAGAGCTTGTCTCAAATGATCCCATTGTTTAGTAAAGTTGGCTTCAACACAGAAGAGACTATCACCGATCAGGTAGTATCTACTAGTAATCACCACTTTAAGTCAAATGGGCATACGCTGACACAGACCACTGAGCGAAAAAGTAACCTTATTGGTAATTATGATCAAAACAATATAACTATTGAGGGCTTTCAGTTTATTCAGGATAAAACTGCACCAATTAGTGGCGGGACTGCTAACGATCATCAGATGACTAAATCGTATGGTGGAAAGTTCTTCCGTTTGATTAATAACCGATATGAAGGGCAATTTGCCATTAGCTTCGCTTATGGCTCTGCATCATTACCAGACCGTGCTGGTAAGTTTGGTTTGGCTGCATTTAACGAAGCTAGTGACCTGCAAGGAATGTTTATTGAGACAATTGGATCTCAATACAATCGTATTCTTGGTAATGCACTCGATTCAGTCACACACGGTCAACAACATGGCATCAGATTAAGTGGATATGACAAGGATGGAAACCCAGCTGAATCAACTCATGCACCAAATTGGGGGCAGGTCGGATCAGTCAACGTTTTTAAAAACATAAGTAATGGTATTTCTGCTCAAAACTCAAGTAAATATGCAAACTTAAGTGCGATGCATTTTACAGAAGTTGATTCTTGTGTACATTCTACTTTAGGTACTGTTCCTGCCAATGACCCAGCAATGCATCGTTTTGACTTTACAGCTAATAAGGCTAAGAAGTTAGCAAGTTTACAATACCTAAATCATAGTAAATTGGGTTTCCATGTT